CGATGTCGAAGCAGCCCTCGCCGAGCCGGTACGCGTCCCACATGGGGTCGGTGAGCGCGGTGCGGGTGAACCGGTCGATGCGGTCGAGCGTCCCGGCGTACCGGTGCTCCATCGAGTACACGGTCGCCTCCGACACGACGACCTCGAGGCCGTGGCCTTCGACGGTCGCCAGGTAGCTGGCGCAGTGCTCTTTGACGGTGGCGGGGAGCTGGGTGATGTCGACGAGGCCGGCGTCGACGTGTTCGGCCAACAGGTGGATGGCAGAGCCGAGGTCGTCGGCGCGGTAGCCCTTGCCCGGCTCGATGGTCTGGCCGTGGGCGATGGCGTCCTCGACGATCTCGCGCAGCGCCTGGTTGCGGGCCTTGCTGTCGGGGATCGGGTGGGCGGCGGCGACGCGGGCGATCAGGTCGTCGCGGTGGGCGACGCCGAGCACGGCCATCTTCATGCGCCACGGGGGCAGGTGGAACGAGGCGAGCACGTCGAGGGTGCTGGAGATGTTGGGGAGGGCGATGCCGTTGATGACGTACTCGCGGGCCCCGGTGTCGGGGTTGGTGGAGGCGGCGGCGGGTGTGGTCATGCTGCGACCCCGCTGGTCCAGGCCGGCCAGAGCTCGGCGGGGTGGTGGCCGAGGCGGACGGCGAGCCGGTCGGCGGCGTCGCGGGTGAGGCCGTTGTGGCGGTACCGGAGGACGGAGCGGTGCGGGATGCCGAGCCGTTCGGCGACCTGGTGGGTGGTGACGCAGACAGCAGAGGTGCGGGCGCCCCAGGCGCTGGCGCCGCCGAGGTGGGAGCAGTACGGGCAGCTGTCGTTGGTGTGCGGCGGGTTGCCGTAGCGGGCGGCGTGCTCGAGCGGGGCGAACGGGAAACGCTCGTGGCGGCTCATGCTGCGCTCTTCCACGGTTCGACGATCGTGATCCCGGGGTAGCGCCGCTTGAGGACCTGGCGAAGGGTGACGATCGAGTCGTTGGTGAAACGAGTGCCATCGGGGCCGGTGGTCTCGTAGGTCCACTTCCACGCGAACCCGGGCCGGGCGACGCATGGGTAGAGCTGCGACCGAGAGATGGTGCAGGTGGTGTCGGGCATGGGTGTTCCGCCTTGCTGGGTGTGATGGATCAGTCGTAGGTGGGGAGCCCGGCGAACGGGTCCGAGGGCAGGGCGCGGCGGCCCTTGATGAGGGCGGCGACCTGGTGGCGCGTGTCCGGGCCGACGGAGATGCCGTGGGCGCCGGGGGGCACGGTGATGCCGGCCTTGATGGCGAGCTGCTCCCACTGGTAGTCGGTGAGCACGAGCAGCTCGGCCGGGTCGGTGCTCGCCGGGACGATGGCGGCGATCATCGAGGCGGCGGTCTGCGGGGTCACGACGCCGCCTCGAGGTCGGCGAGCCGTGCGATCAGATCGAGGTGGTCGTTGAGGGCTCCCTCGGCGCATTGGCGGGCGAACGCCTTCGCGGCGTCGCGGTCGTTGCCGATCGGGGTCTTGCCTCCGGTGATGAACCGGTCGGTGCCGTCTGTGGTGGCCCGGCATAGCTGCCAGTCGAACCAGCCGCCGAGGTCGAACACGTAGAGCGTGTAGGTGTCGACGGTGGCGCGTTCGTGGCCGGCGGTCGCGTCGACCCACTGTGCGGCGCTCATGACGCCTCGCTCAGCGGGGCGAGGATGCCGGCCAGCGACGACAGGACGGTGAGGTCCTCAACGTGCGGCGGGAGGCCCTGCTCGACGCGTTCGGCGACCGTGAGGCGTTCGCAGCAGTCGGCGCACTCGCGGGAGATGCGGTCGGTGGTGGCGCCGCAGTGGGCGCAGGTGATGACGCTCACGACGCCTTCGCCTCGGTGTCGGCGAGGAGCGCCATCGTCGGGATCTTGAGTGCTTCGGCGAGCGCCTTGACGGTTCCCGGCCGCACGTTGCGCTGGCCGGATTCGAGTTCAGAGATGCGGCCCTGCGAGACGCCGGTCTGCTCGGCGAGCTCGGTCTGGGTGAGACCTGAGCGTTCCCGGATGGCTTGGAGGGCGGAACCGTTAAGGACCATGACCGCAAGTTAACCGATAGTTGGCGATACTTCAAGGGGAAGTTTCGCCGATAACCGAAAGAACCCGCTGACCTGCCGATATCAAGAAATCTTGATGGAATGACAGGCTTGGGATATCGGCCGCTACCGCTTGCTATCGGCAACTATCTACGGAACCATCCGGCTATGGCAGAACGGTGAACGGTCAGGAGTCGAGGCCGAGGATGCCGCTGATGTGCAAGATCCGCATCGTGCGCTGCACGGCCGCCCCCACGTTCACCGCCGTCACCGTGCCACCAGCGACCATGCCCCTCTGCGCAAGATGCACGAGCGCGCCGACACCAGAGGAGTCGCAGAACGTGGTGGCGCCCATGTCAACGACAATGTCGCCGGCCGGGTCGAGGTCGGCGTGTTCGGCGGACCAGATCGGTGCGGTGACGACGTCGAACTCGTCGGGCGTGGTGATCGTGACCGACGGGCGCAGACCCTGGCGGATCTCCGGGTTGCCGGCCGCAAGCGCGGTCAGCGCGGTGTCGATGCGGCGGTGCACGGTGCGGACGTCGGCCTTAGTGGCCATGGCGTCCTTGATGGTGGCGACGTCGCCGCGGACCTGGTCGCGCCACCGGTCCGCTTCGGCCTGGCGGCGGTCACGGTCGGCGATGTCTTCGGAGCGCAGCCGCTCCGCGGCGCCCATGTGGTCGACGAGCTGCCCGGAGAGCCGTGCCATCTCGTCGACGACGGGGCCGACGGTGGCGGCGACGATGCTGGTCTGCCAGCGGCTCACGGGGTCGGAGATGAGGGTGCGCCAGATCCAGCGGACGGGGCGGGCGCGGGTGATGAGGGCGAGGAAGCCGAGGGCTCCGGTGGCGATGACGATGAGGGCGCCGGTGTCGGTGAGCCAAGAGGCGAGTTCGCCGTGGTTCGGGGTGGGCACCTGGGCCCCTTTCGGTCAGCCGCAACGTCGGGTGTGGTCGGGCGGACGGGTCAGGCGGCGACGATCGAGAACGGCGCCTCGGGCAGCACGGAGAGCGCGGCGTCCTGGACGCCCCGGTTGTCGAAGCCCTGCAGGCGGAGCAGCTCGAGCCGGTGGTTCGTCTCTTCTTCGGTGGCGCCACCGGGGACGTGGTACCGCACGCCATCGATCACCACGTAGATCTTGCCCTCGGCCTGGTAGGTGGCCATCCAGCGGCCGTCGTCGACGGGCTGGGGCTTCGGGATCGCGGCGATGATGCGGTCGGCTTCGGCCTTGAGGTCCTGCTGCAGTTCGGCGCGGGTGGCCATGATGTCTTCCTCCGGTACGGGGGTCGTGGTGGGTGTCGTGCCGCCAGCGGCGGCACTGATCGCGTCGAGGAGCATCTGGTCGAGGCGAACTCGCTGCGGGTGACGGGCCCAGGCGTCAGAGCGGTCTCCGGGCTGGACGACGCCGTGGTGCACGAGCCCGACGACGCGCCCGCCGCTGTCGCGCACCTGCTCGAGGGTGAGCCACCGGGCGGCGGTGCGCGGGTCGATTCCCTGCCGGCGCCAGAACTCGGCGATGCGGGCGCCCATCGTCGTGATGATCTTCCGGGACCAGGCGGCGTCGGGGTCCCACTCCTCGGACCGGCACGCCGCGGAGATGCCCCAGCCGGGGCCGTTCAGGTTGAACGCTGCGGTGTGCCACGTCATCAGGTGGTCGGGTGCCATCTGCACGACCGAGTCCTGGTCGATCAGCTCGTGGTAGCCGCCAGCATCGGAGCGGGTCGCGACGTAGTTGGCGACGTTCTCGGCGCCTGTGTCCGGTGCGATGCGGTCGAGCGCCCCCTCGGCGGTGTGGACCGTCACCAGACCCGTCGGGGCGGACCAGCCCCACGCCGACCGGGGGCGGGTCTGGGGGTAGTTCGGGTTGGGGCGGTCGAGCAGGTAGTAGCCCATCAGGCCGGCTTCGGCTCCAGCTGGTCGAGCTCGGCGAGGGCGGTGCCGTGCGCGGCATCGATCGTGATCATCGCGATCTGGTGGGCTTCGGCCTGATCCGGGTCGACGGCGTCCTCGGCGAGGAGCGCGTGGCGGACGTGCTCGGCCTCGAGCTGCGCTACGTAGTCGATGAGCCACGCGGCACGCGCGGCCGCGTCGGGTCGCGGCACGTCGGCGAGCTTCTCGGCGAGGCGTGCCTCGCGGGCCTGGGCGTCGACGAGCTGGGTGGCGTTGACCTCGAGGCCTTCGGCGAGTGCCGGGTCGGGGTCTTCGCCGCCGTACTCGCGGAGGGCGGCACAGAACTCGATGGTTTGCCGGTCGATGTGGAGGTTGGCGACGGTCTGTTGGGCGGTGGCGTGTTGGTCGGCGAGGAACTTCTCGACGATGGGGGTGGTGTCGGTCGTGTACTTCATGGTGGGGTCCCTTGGGGTCGGGGGTGTCGTATTCCTGTCAGAATCGGACGCGTCACGTCGAGCCCCACTTGTTCATCAGGTAGGCGCGGACGTTGGTCGACTGGTCGAGGGTGTGCACCCCCGAGTAGGCGAGCGCCTCGAACGCGGAGCCCTTCCAGAAGAACGGCGTCGAGGTCCGGGACAGGGACCCGATGACGAGCCGGTCTGTGCCCGCGGGGGTCGCTGCCGAGAGGGTGGGGGCGAGCACGTTCGACGTGCCGTTGAGGGTCAGCCAGTTGAGGCCGTTGGCGCCGCCGGTGAACGTCGCCACCCAGATGATGACATCGGACGTGGAGCGGGCCAGCGAGTGGTTGATCGACCCGTTGCCGCCTTGGTACAGGAACCAGGCGCCGGTCCCGGTCGCGTTGATGTACATGCCCATGGTGAGCCCGGCGGCGGTGCGGGGGCCGATGAACATCGGTGCCATGCCGGCGCTGGCGTCGGTGGCCTTCGCGGCGATGTACCAGGTCTGGGTGGCGTACGGGAGCGAGGCGGTGGATTCGAGGACGGTGGCGGTGCCGTCGAAGTCGAGGACGTTCAGCCCGTTCTGCGTGGTGGCGCCGGTGGTGGGTCGGGCGGAGCCGGCGGCGGTCATGTGGTTGGCGTTGCCGGACTTGTCGGCCCACCCGGTGACGAGCCCACCGGACGCGGTGATGGATGAGGCGTCGGAGGCGTCGAGCCAGAGGGCCGGCGACAGGAGCGCCGGGGTGAACGTCGAGGGCGGCGCGGCGGCGATGTTGAGGCCGAGCCCGGCCAGTTCGACCTTGACGAGCTCGGCGACGAGGGCGTGCCCCGCGGCGGTGTAGTGCACGCCGTCGGACAGGTAGTAGGCCGTGTTCGACGGGGTTTGCAGGCGGGCGTCGCCGTCGAGGTCGCAGAGCCGGTCCGCCCAGCTCGCCCAGTTGGCCCGGACCCAAGTGTTGATGGCGGCCCGCTTCGTTTCGTTGGCGCCGCTGATCGTGGTGGCGGGCGGGATGGTGGCGACGATGACCTGGAACCCGGCGGCGCGGCGGGTGCTGCACCACGTCTGGATGGCGGTCTGGATCGTGGCGGCGGTGTCGGCGGTGACGACGTCGTTGGCGCCGCCACCGCAGTAGGCGATGTTCTTCTCGTTCGTGGCGGCGTAGAGGGCGTCGACCTGGGCGACCGCGTCGGCGTTCATCGACGCTTGGGTCTGGCCCGGTACCCCGAAGTTCGGGACCAGCAGCGGTTTCGTGGTGGTGTTGACGATGAGCGACGGCCACTGCTCGGCCGGGGACGGTGAGGGGCTGGCGCCGTGCGGGTAGTTCGTGGTGCGGCTGTCGCCGTCGATGACGAACAGGGCCGGGTTCTGGAGCAGCCCGTAGTACCGCTCGGCGTCGACGAGGAACGCCCCCCAGTTGGCGTGCGCGGTGACGTCGCCGTCGTAGACGCCGACCATCGCCCAGCCGCCCCAGTTCGCGTACTTCTGGAAGGCGCCCGCGGTCGGCAGGTTCCCGATCGACAGACGGTTGAGCGTGTTCGACCCGGTGTTGCCCGACAGGTTCACGACCCCGTTGCGGGACACCGCACCGGACGCGCCGCCTTTCGCGACGTACACCCCGGCGCGTAGCTCGCGGGTGCCTTCGACGAGCGTGCCGGTCTGGTAGGCGAGCTTCCCGGCGTGGCCCGACTGGGTGTAGGCGAACAGGGTGCCGTTGCCGGCGGTGGTGCCGTGGTCGAACGCCGTCGCGCCGGAACTGGCGGTGTCCCAGTACGGGGTGTGCATGTAGCCGATGAAGACGATCGAGCATGGTTGGCTGAGCGCCGACCAGGCCGCGGACTTCAGGAACGTGTCGTAGCCCCCGCGGATCGACGGCCGCCCGCCGAGGTGGGCGTCTCCGGTGATGTAGGCGGGCTGGTTGGCGGCGGTGGCCTGCACGGGGTCGAGGCCGTTCCCGGAGGCGTCGCGCATCGACGCGACGCGGCCGAGGTTCGGGGGGAGCCCGGTCCAGGCGGGGTCTTCGGTCCAGGTGCAGAGCTGCCAGGTGATCCCGTACTTGGTCGGGTCGAACGTCGCGGCGCCGGACAGCCACTGGTCGACCCGTGTGCCGGGGAGCGTGCGCGCGAGGGAGAGCCCCGGGCGCAGCCCCTGGTCGTCGCGGGTCGTGCGCTTCGCCTTGAGCACGTCAGGCGACCCGGTTGACGAACCCGGTGAGCAGGATCACGTTCGTCGTCGCTGCGAACGCGGTCACGACGAGGCTGTTGGTGAGGATGAGGCCGGGGATGACGAGCACGAGGCCCGCTTCCGGTTGGATGGTCTGCTCGATGTTGCCGTCGGCCGCGGTGCCGGTCCCCCACTCGATCGTGAGCTTCACTGCGGTGGCGCTGGTGTTGACGGCGTAGATCCACACCTCGTCGAGCGCCGTCGCGTGCGCCGTGTGCACGGTGGTGCCGAGCGTGGCGGTGGCGGCGACCTTGACGGCCTTGCCGTCGGTGGAGCCGGAGAGCTTCTGCTTGGTGATGGTCATCGAGACCCCTTCATGAGAAGACCTGCGACTCGAAGATCGCCTCGTCGAATGTCGGATAAGTGCCAGAGAGCGACGAGCTCGTCACCGCTCCCGCCGACCCGATCGAGAACAACACGGCGCCCGCCGAGCTCTGCACCTCGAACAAGTTTGCGGACTGCGACGGCTGGGCCTGGACGACGAGCGGCTTCGACGTCGTCGAGCTCGCGACGAGCAGAGCGTTCGCCGTGTTGTCCCCCGTCGTCGGGTCCGCGCCGGCCCGGAGCTGCTCGACGGTGCCAAGCGCGCCCGTCGACGCGACCTGCACCTTGACCGCGTTGATCTGCGACCAGCGACGCGACGTCGACCCGAGCACCCGGGTGTTGTCGGACCCGGGGACGATCGGGGCGCCGACCTGCAGCTGATCCGACGAGTTCAGGCTGATGCCGGCGATGTCGGCGCCGCCGCCGGTGGCCCGGAAGTTGATCGCGCCGCCCGCTGGGAGGCGGAGTTCGCCGGTCAGGGCCGGGCTCGACCCGATCGACGCTGACCCGGACAGCACGGCGGTGCCCCCGGTGATCACGCCGGCGGACGCCGCGGTGAGCGCCGCACCGGTGATGGTGCCGGCGGCGGACACCGACGCGACGCTGGTCCCGGTGCTGGTCTGCCAGTCGGTGAGCACCGCAGACTGGGAGGCGAGTCCCTGGACGACGACCGGTTTCGCGGTTGTGGCCGACGACAGGAAGAGGGCGTTCGCGGTGTTGTCGGTCGTGGTCGCCGTGTTCGCGACCCGGAGCTTCTCCACGGTGCCACGGGCGCCGCCCGCGACGACGTACAGGGCGGTGGTGCCCTGGGTAGCGATGTTGTCGAACGCTCCGACGTTCAAGCCGATGTCGCCGGTGTCCGCGTTGTTGCGCCAGTAGACCCCGGATCCGCCCCCGTTGGCCTGACGGAGCACACCAGTCGAGGCGACGGTCCCGGCCCCCGAGAACGAGGTGCCGACGACTGCGCCCGCAGCGGAGATCGAGGCGAGGACCGCACCAGTCGAGTCCTGGGCCTCGAAGAGCTTCCCCGTCTGGCCAGCGGCGCCCTGAGCGACGATCGGCTTCGACCCGGTAGCCGAAGCGACGAACAGGGCGTTCGCCGTGTTGTCCGGGGTGACGGCGGTGCCGGCGACCCTGAGCTTCTCAACCGTGCCCTTCGTGCCGCCAGCCGCGAGGTACAGGGCGGTGGCGGAGCCGGCCATGCTGATGTTGTCGAACGCGCCGACCGAGAACCCGATGTCCCCGTTGTCGGCGTTGTTCCGCCAGTAGATCCCGCTGGCCGCCCCGTTCGCCGCCCGGAACATGCCCGTCGACGCGACGGTCCCGGTGCCGATGAACGGGGGGCCGGACCCGGCACCGCCGGGCGCGACCCAGGTGCCGGGGGTGCCCGCGGCGGTGCACACGTACAGCGAGTCGTTGTCGTCGACGGCGAGTTGGCCGAGCTTCCACGTCCCTGTGGTGGGCGCCCCGACCGCGCCGGTGGGGGGCAGCGAGAAGTAGAAGAAGCCACCACGCTGGAACGGGCCTGCCGGGTCAGCCATCAGAGGCTCGCCTTCTGTGCGATCGTGAGGTCGAGGGCTTGGAACGCTTCGACGCACACCTCGGCGATGCGCTGGTGGCCGCGCACGTCCGGGTGGGTGGTGTCGATCGCCGTGTTCCAGTAGCTCGAGCTGGCGGGCACGCCGCCCGGGGAGAGCGCCTCGTAGAGGTCGGGGACGCAGATGTACGGCGAGTCGAACTCGGCGGCCACAGCGTCGATGACGGCGTTGAGGAGCGGGATCGCGGCGGTCTGCTGGGCGGTGCAGCCGGGGGTGACGAACACGTTTGGCCAGATCGTCGGCATGATGAAGTCGGCTTCCCAGCCGATCCAGTCGAGGCAGGCACCGCCGGCGCCGGTGGTGGCCACGATGGTCTGGGCGCCACCGGTCGGGGTGACGGGGATGCGAGCGACGCACGGGATGCCTGTGCCGAGGATGGCGGGGCTCTGGTCGACGGTGGTGAACGGGTTCGACGCCGAGTACGGGCCGGCGGCGTTGGATCCGATCGGGTGGACCGTGTCGCCATCGAGCGTGAACGTGATCTCGGATGCGGCGAACCCGCCGCCCACGTAGTTGCCGATGAACCCGAAGCCGACACACCTGGTCGGCGAGCCGGCGGGCCCCGCCCACGACGCGGGGAGGGCGTGGGTGATGGTGCCGACGCCGGACTCGTAGCCGGTGCCCGTGTTCTGGGTGGTGCTCAGCACGGTGGCCCAGGTCCCGGCGAACGTGGTGAAGATCGACGAGGCGGGGAACGCTGTTTCGGACTCGAAGAGGCGGCCGAGGGCGGCCCGGGCGAGCACGGCACGCATGGCGTGGCGGAACGCCTCGTGGATGGCTGCGGCGCCGGCCGCGGTCAGGTTGGCGTCGCCGTCGTCGTTGAGGCCGATGAGCTCGAACAGGAACCCGGGCGCCGGGCTGGTCGACGCACCGGAGAGCCCGGGCGGCGCCGGGAGTTCGCGCAGTGGCCTGTTGAATCCGCCGTAAGTCGACGAGCCGGGGGCGCCGGCCTTGCACAACGTCGACCCGGAGATCGCCCGGTTCCGGTAGTCCGCGGCGAGCATCCGGCCGATCCGCTCCCCGCAGTACGGGGCGGGGTCGACGACCGTGACGCCGTTGGCGTGGGCGTTGGCGAGGGGCGTGGTGATCTTCACGACGGTGCCAGTGCAGTCGGTGCCTTCGGCGATGAACACGTGCTCGCTGTTCTGGTCCCCGGACTCGCGGATCCGCCACTTTCCTGGGGACAGGGTGCCGGCGGTGGCCACGGTGAGCACGTCGTCTCCGGCTGAGTGCGCACCCGAGAGGGTGGCGGTGCGGGCCCCGGACCCGATGTTGGCGATCGAGTGCCCGAAGCCCCATCCGATCCCGGCGACGGTCGGGCGGGTGAGGCCGACGACCTCGATGGGCACCCACTGCTCCAGGTCGGCGTCCCATCCAAGAACGTCGCGCGCTGTCGGCGCGGTGACGGTGACGTCGACGAGGTTGTCGAGGCCGGCGGCCAGGCCGAGGTCGTCGGGGTCGACGACGAGCGCCTCGTACAGGGTCTGGGTGGCGTCGGACTTCTCGATGAGGAACGTCCACTCGCCGCCGTCGCTGTCGGTGATCGTGACCGTGTAGTAGCGGCCGGTCCCGATGATCTCGTCGGTGGGGGTGACGTCGAGGGTGAGGGTGCCGGTGCTGTCGGTGCGGCCGGTCTGGCGGCGCACCTGGACGCCGTCGCCGTCGAACACCGCGAGGGCGGTGCCGTTGAGGTCGGTGGGTTCGATCGTGACCTTGCACGAACCGACGGCACCGGTGGCGGTGCGGGTGTCGATGATCAGGTCAGCCACCGTTGCCGCCCGCAACGGGAAGCCCGGGGAGTCCCTGCCCCGGGTTGGGGAGGATGCTCAACCGGTAGCGGCCGAAGATCGCGAGCGCGTCCAACGCGGCGGCACCACCGGTGACGGCGGCCATCTTCCACGCCTCGATGTCGAGCAGGGCGGCGCCCAACAGGTTGGCGAGGGCGGCGACGATGAACGTCCAGAACAGGCGCTCGAGGAAGTCACGCAGCTTCACAGGGATCTCCGATCAGGTCGGCACCAGTGTCAGGGGCAACCGGGTTCACATTGTCCGGGCCGAGTACGTCACCCATCAGTCGATGTCCGATCCGTACGCGTCCGCGATCCGGGGCAGCGGCTTCTCGCCGATCATCAGCTCCGTGGCCGGGATGGTGCCGTCCTCGTTGTTCTCCCACTGCACGTAGTCGGAGATGCGTTTCAGCGTCGGGGTGTTGTCGTTGTAGGCGACGTACACGCCCATGCCCCGCAGGAGCGGCCACGTGTAGCCGACCACCCGCACCGCCTTGGGCCAGATGACGCCGCCTTCGAAGTCGAGCGGGTTGGCGATGTCGTAGAAGTTGGCGTCCGGGTCGTAGATCTGGGTCCAGTCGCCGGGGGTGAGGAGCTTCGAGATGCACGGCTCCGCGACCGTGACGGTGATCTCGTAGCGGATGTCGGCGTACTTGTCGGCGATCGCCGCCGCGATGTTGGTGGCGTCCGTGAAGTCGGAGGAGGGGACCTCGATGACCTGCGGGGTGCAGAGGATCCAATAGTCGCCGGCCGGGTACCAGCGCAGCACCCCGGCGCCGCCCACGTCGGTGAGGGGCGCCCCGGTGCTGTCCTTCACCTCGCACTGGTTGCGGAACTGGCGCAACGACTCCCGGATCTCGCAGTCGACGGTTTCGAGGACGGTGACCGTGCGGTCGTGGCCGGCGTGGCCCGGGTAGATCGCCGTGGTCGGTGTCGAGGTGAAGAGCGCGGTAGCAACGCCCCAGTCGACGACGCCGGCGGGGCTGCACCGGTACTCGTTGCCGGTCTGCTGCATCGCCGTGTCCAACGGCCCTTTGAACGGGGGCAGGTAGGCGAACTGGTCGAGGTCGTTGACCGTGGTGCTGGTCGCTGAGTGTGCGGTCCCAGATTGGAGGCCACCGGACTGGGCCCCTCCGGTGAACCACTGCGGCATGATGTCGGAGATGGTGGCCGGCCAGGTGACGCCGAGGTCGCCGTGCCCGCCCGCCGACGCCGCGCCCGCGTAGCCCTTCTCCGACTCGAGGTAGCCGAGCATGCCGCAACCCTCGAGGTGCCCGGTCTTGTACACCCGGTCGAGGATGACGCTGTTGTAGATCGCGAGGTCAGCGAGGTCGTACGGGTCGGTGATGTCCTCGCCCAGGTCGACGTCGGTGACGATGATGTTCGCACCTGGGCGGCAGAGCGCCTTGATGTCGTCGTCGACGTCGGCGACCAGGTCGAGCTCGAAGCTGCCGGGCCCCATGAGCACTTCGGTGACAGGCACGGCTACTGGGCCCTCACCCGTTGCAGCTCGGAGACCGCTTCGAAGTACTGGTCCTGCAGATCGATGCCCCGGTCCGGTTTCACGACCGCACCCGGGTCGACGTCGTAGCCGAGCGCCACGTCGAGGGCGGTGCCCGGGGTGCCGTTGAGGGCGGCACCACTGTCGTACACCGTGGTGTTCGCGGTGCCGCTGATGATGACCCGGCGCTGGGAGCCGGATGTCTCGCGCCGGCCGGTGGTCCATCCGAGGGTGAGCGGGTCCATGACAGCGCCGGTGAACGCCGTTTCGAAGAACACGGCCCATTCCTGCTCGTCGGTCGACCGCAACGCGCAGACCACGTAGCGGGAGCCCCGGCGCAGCGAGAGGAACACCTGCAGCGACCCCGACTGGTTCGAGTACGACTGGTAGGCGAGGCAGATCACGACCTCTTCGTCGTCGACCCGCTTCGCGGTGATGCTGCGGGGGGTGACGCCGCCCGGGAGGCTCGTGAAGATGCCGTACCCGAACCCGATCTGGAACCCGGTCGCGGTCTGCCAGGCAGCGCCGGTCTTGTCGACCGTCGCGATAGTGAAGTGGTTGCCGGAACCCGACGAGTTGGAGACGCGGAGAAGGTCGTTCTCGACGGTCCAGTCGGTGACGGCGTTGGGGATCTGCCGGCCGATCACCGGGTACCCGTTGCAGGTGAGCTTCACCGCGCCAGTCTGGAAGTCGGCGGGAGCGGCGCCGGCCCGGACGAAAGCGTCGTCGAAGGCGTCGTCGATGTAGACGGCCATGGTGTCCCCACCGAACAGGGTGCGCGTGTACGGGGTGACCGGGGCGGTGTCACCCCAGTCGTAGCCCTGCCAGCTCGAGGGGACGGCGTGCCACGGCTGGAAGAACATCCCGGACGGGAACCCGGCGCGGTGATAGCCGAGCGTGCGGCACTGCACGACCGGATACGCGAACCCGGACGGGGCCCGGCGGAGGGTTGCAGTCCAGGAGAGGTGCCCGGAGGTGACGAGGAGGGCTTCGCTGGTGACCGACGATTCGAGGACCTGGTAGAAGCCGTCCTGCGACGGGTCGTCGTCGACGGTGACGTTGCGGTACTTCGAGGGGTCGGAGGCGAGGCCGAGGATCTGCTGGCGCAGCGCCTTGCCAGCCGCAACACCGGGCATCCAGTGGTCACCGGAGAGGGTGACCTCGTCGCCCTGGTTGACCCAGGTGGTGGGGCTGTCGCCGGCGGGGTCGGTGCCGAACCGGTCGATGGTGACGACGCTCATGACCAGGCCTTGTCGTGCTTGCGTTCGACCCTGGCCAACTCAGCGCCGGCGAGCTGCAGCGTGATCGTCTCGTGACGGCGGCCGCCGGAGGGCAGAGCCGGCGACACGGGAGCCGCCCCGCCGCCGCTGCGGTGGGTCGGGAGGATGGTCTCGCCGCCGTGGGCCATCACGACACGGGGCGCGCCGACTGGTCCTGGCACGACGCCGCCCTCGTCGAACTGGAGGATCTTCGACAGGTCCCACCAGGGCTTGCCATCGCCGCCCGGTTCTTGGCCGTTGAGCACGGCTGCGCCGCGCCGCAGGTTCTCGCCGGAGTCCTCCCCGAAGATCTCGTGGTACTTGTCCGCGAGCCGTCCGAGGGCGGGGATCACCGACGTGTCGATGAACCCGACGACGTTGGTCTCAAGTCCACGCTTCCACGCCTCGATTCGTGACGCCTGCGTGTCAGTCGCCGTGGTCGCCCGGTTCATGGCGCCCTCAACATTGCCGACCTGGTCGACCGCGGTCTGCGTGTTGAGGGCACCGAGCGCGCCTTGCAGGTCCTCGGCCTTGGTCCCGAACAGGGCTGTGAGCGTCGCGCTGCGGAGCGTCGGATCTTGGATCGCGTTGATCTTCTGCAGGGTCATGGTCAGCGCGTTCTGTGCAGGCGGGCCACCCTGGGCAACGATCCGTGACATCTCGGCGGCGTTCAGCCCGATCGTGCCGAACGCGGTGGCCGACGTCGTCGACCCGTCTTGCGCCCGGATCGCGAACTCCTTGAGCGCGTCCGCCACGGTGTCGGCGTCGCGCGCACCGCCTTGCAGGCCCTGCGACATGAGGCCGAGCGCCTGCGGGCCGGTGATGCCGAGCTGACGGAACTGGGTGGAGTACTCGATGAACGTGTCGAGGAGGTCGTCGGCCTTGTTCGCCGGGGACTGCAGGCCCCTCGTGATGATGTCGAGGGCCTCCTTGCCGTCCTTCGCCAGCCCGGTCTTCATCAGGGTGCCGGCGGCGGCGGTGACCTTGTTGAGGTCCTGGTCGAAGGCGTCGGCAACGGTGAGCACGCCCTTGGTCATCTCGTCGAACTCGGCCTGCGACATCGACCCGAGACCGCCCATGTTCTGGGCGATGAACCGGACGGCGTCGTTGACCTGGCCGATGTTCTCGCCGAACCCCTGCGCGTACACCTCGCCCGCGCGCGCCCCCGCGGCCTTGGCGAGCTCCGGGGGGAGGCCGAGCTGGATGCCGAGCCGAGCCGCGCCCGCCTCGCGCTCGAGGGACTTCCCGAACGCCTCGACCACGAACGCCCCACCGAGCGCCACTCCCCCGGCGATGCCGGCGGTGAGCAGGTCGCCCATCTTCGACCCGGCCTGCGACACCGCCCCCTCAGCCTTGCCGAGCCCGCTCTGGATGCCGTCTCCGAGCTTCGAACCGTCGATCGTTGGGGCGTTGTGCTCGATCGTCGCGGTGGTCTCCTTGACCTCGCGCTCCATCTGATCGAGCTTGCGCATCATGCGCGTCGTATCGAGATCGATCTTCGCCTCGGCGTCCATGCCCTTGCCGGTCGCCTTGAACTTGGACTCCGCCTTCTCCAGGGGCTTGGTCAGATCGTCCTCGAGGGACAGGGTGGCGACGAGTTCGCCGACCTTCAAAGCGCCCATGGATCACACCTCCTGTTCAGATCGAGTCGAAGTACCGCTGTGCTGCCTTGCCGGAGAGCGGCGGCCGGGGCTTCTCACGGAGCCACGCCCGCCACATGGAGTCGAAGGAGAGCCCGGTCATCAGGGCTTGGAACCGCCGCCAGTCGAGGCCTTCTTCGAAGACCGCTTCCGTGAGGTCGATCCCGTAGTCCCGCTGGAAGTCGGCTTCGAGGATCGACCACTGCTCGACGAGGTCGGTGAGCCGGACGCCCCCGGTGCGGGGGCCGACGCTTCCCCCACGTCGGGGTCCTGTTCGTTGATGAGCCGAACGCAGTTCGCGAGGAGGTCGACCAGGTCGTCTTCGTCGAGGTCCGGGTTGCCGGCCATCCACGCGTCGATGTGGTCGCCGACCATGGTGCGGAGCTGCTCGGCGGCCATGTCGACCGTGACGATTCCCTCAGCGGCGACCCGGGCCCGCAACAGGATGAGTGCGGCGGGCATCGACGTCGGCAGGCGGACTTCGTCGCCGAACGCGCGGAGCACCGGCCCTCGGGCGCGGCGGGCCGCACGGGCGGCATCGAAGTCGTAGAAGCCGGCCATCAGGAGACGGTGATCGCACCCGACACTTCGAGTTCGCACTCCCACGACGTGGCGTCGTCGTCGCCGCCACCGCCGACGGTGACCTCGGCGGAGCAGGAGAACGTCTTCACCGTGCCGCCCGGTGACGTGATCCGGAACTCCTTGATGGAGTCGGCGCCCACCGCGATGCCCTGGGTCTCGAGGGCCTCCTGGCCGGCGTCGCGGTTCCCGTTCGCCTCGTCCTCCTGGTAGAGGCCCTTGAGGGTGAACGTGTCGCCGCGGGTGGCGACGAGGTGGGAGGCGCGGCCGGCGTTGGCGAACTTGTTGGTCTTCGCCTTCGTGGTCGCGGGCTTGTGGTTCCACGTCTCGAGGCCACCGACGGCGACCCACACCGGTGCGGCGGAGGTTCCGGTGTTGGTCTCGAACGTGAAGTCCCGGGCGAGGATGTCGGTGGTGGCCATGGGTCAGGCGCTCCTGTGGGTGGTCGGTGCGTGGACTCGGAGCGTGAGGTTCAGGCTCCACTCGGGTCGGTCGTTGCTGTCGCGGCCCAGGTACGTCGGGCCAGACTGGAGGGCGGTGCAGCCGGCGACCCACACCTCGTCGTTGCCGCCCTCGTCGAGGGCGACCCCGTCGAGGCAGTTGAACGCGGCGTACAGCTCGGTGGCGAGGGCATGGGAGTCGGCGGGGTCGGCCTGGCGTTCGCCGCGCACCAGGAACTGGACGCCCGGCAGGTCGACTGGCCGCCGGGACAGCTGCGGGAGCCCCGGCTGAGTCATGACAGCGACCGCGGTGTCCGGGGTTTCGGGCATCCACTCGAGGAACACGTTGCCGCCCGACGTGGTCTCGTTGAACGTGAGCTCGTCGACGACGGTGGGCGCGTGCTTCGCGATGGCCTTCGACAGCATCAGCGCACCTTCTTGCTGGTGCGGTCGGCGATGAACTTGAAGACCCGCGTGCGCTGCTCGTTGAGGGTGCGCTCGAGCCACTTGGCGCGCCGTCCCGGGTCGTGGCGCAGTCGGGTGTCTTCGTGCTGGCGGCGTGCGTACGGCGTGTCGTAGGAGATCGCGGTGCGCAGCCCCTTGCGATCCACGCTCACGGTCCCGGACCGGATCAGGGTGGCCTCTTCGATGGGTGCGGTCTCGTTCGCCTCCTGCAGCAGGAACTCGGTGGCGTCCACCAGGGCGTCCATGGCGGCCTCGCGGATCTTGGTGGTGGCCAGGTCGCCGGACCATGCGACCGTGCTCACCGGGGACCCTCGAGGATCAGCTCGACGTGATGCGCGTGTTGGCCGGCGTCGATCTCGTCGATGTCGATGACCGTGTACGTGCGGTCGCGGTGCGTGAGCCGGGACAGGGCGGTCACCCTGTCGTTGGGGCGGATCACACACGAAGCGGTGCTCGTGATCTTCGCCCCGGTTGGGCCCTTCACGCTGCGCCGCTTGCGGCGCATCTCGCCGCGGACACGCAGCGGCCGGCCGTAGACGGCCGTGCCGACACCAGCGGTCCCTTCGACCGGTTCGATCGTGACCTTGTGCGGGAGCACCGCGGTGGGGATCATGCGGGCCACGGCTCCTCGATCAGCCGGGAGCTGCCGTCGAGGCGCATCAGCCCGGCCCGGTTCAGGGCCCGCAGCGCCCGGGGCGCGAGCTCGGGGGCCCGGTCGCCGCTGTACCCGCCGACCGAGTACTTCGAGCCGGCGAGCCCGTCGACGTCGTGCTCTTCGCTGGTCTCAGCCCAGAACTCGACCTGCGCACACGATGCGTCCCGCAGCGCCGCCGCGACGTCGGCGTCGGTCGGGAGGCTCGTGTCCGAGTCAACGCTGAACGGGGCCCGGACTGTGTCGTCGAGAAGTTCGGCGGCGCGTTGAAGGAGTCGGGCAGCCTCGCTGCCGTCGATGTCGACGCCAGCGGGCAGCCAGTCGGCCAGGTCGGCCTCGGTGGCGTACGCGACGGTCATCTATGCTCCGTCGCATCGACCTCTTCAGCACCGGGCCCGTCGGAGGCGACCGCTGGACCGTCGCCGAGCTCCTCGCCCTGAGCGCCGAACTCCGGGCCGGCTACTTCGGTCCCCTGCGCACCGTCGCCCTGGCGCGCTGCGATGAGCTCATCGACCTCGTCGTCGCCGAGCAGGACCGCGCCAGCGGGCGCAGCCTTGGCGTGGTACGGGGTTCCTGAGCGCAGCCGGTACCAGGGCACGGGTCAGACGCCGATCGCCGCGCAGGTGATCGTGGTGACCGACGAGAAGTCGACGTAGATCATGCCGGGGTTGGATCCGCCGACGGGCTGCACGAACGGGGCCTGGTCGGCCTTGGGGACGTGGATGTACTGCGACGTGCCGTTCGTGACCGTGATCGTCTGGTCGGTCACGGCGAGCCCGGCGCGGGTCTCGGGGGTGACGAGCGTGACGGTGATCGGGGCGCCGGCCCCGTTGACGACCAACAGGATGTCGTCGGGGTCGATCCAGTGGCCGTCGACGTTCGCGGCGGTCGGGGTGACGACCGTTCCGTTCTGATCGGCGGTCTGGGTCGCGAGCACAGTGCGGGCCATCAGCCTTCTCCCTGTTCGGTGGTGCCGTAGTTGGCGATGAGCTCGTCGCGTTTGAGCGCGGCGGCGGTGTCGGGGTCGGCGCCGAGCGACACGGCGTAGGCGGCCCACACCTCGTGGGAGGCGTTCTTGGAGGGCTGCCCGACGGCGGCCGCCGTGTCGGCGCTCGAGGGGTCGGCCGCTTCATCTGCCTGGTCGGCCTCGGCCGGGGCCGGGTCGATCTCGGCGAGCACGTTCGCCACCGGGATCACCACGACCTGTTCGCCGTCGCGTTCCTCGATCCGGCCGCCGTGCGCCTCGATCTGCTCGATCGCCTCGGCGTCGAGCACACGGCGCGGCGGGCGGTCGGTGCCGATGTGGTAGCCGTGCCGCTGGAAGTACTCGAGGGCCCGCCGGTTGTCGGTGTGGCCTTCGCCGTGGGCGAACGCGACGCCTGCGACTTCGCCGGTGAACCCCGGGACCGGGGACAGGACCCGGGTCATGCGTTGTCCGCCGCGGCGATGAAGAACAGCTCGGCCCACGACGTGCCGTCATAGATGAGGGCGAGGCAGCCACCGGGGGCGATCGCCCGGGTCGCGGCACCGAGGTCGATGTTGGCGTCGTCGACGGTGATCGTGTCACCGGTGTCGGAGCGGAGCAGGACGATGTCACCGTCGGCGGCGTCGGCCTTGGTGAGCGTGTCGAGCTGGTCCGAGGTCGAGGACTCGGCGGCGAGCCACACGTTCGACTTCGTGATCGTCGCGACGCCGGTGGCGATGGTGACGAGCTCGTGGGCGCCGAACGACAGGTTCGGGATCGTGGCCTTGACGGCGGTCGTCGTCAGGTTCCCGGTCACGGTGAGGTCGTCGCCGACCGTGACGTCGTCGGTCACGGTGACGTCGTCGCCGGCGGTCACGTCGTTGGGGGCGATGTCCTTGCCGGCGAGCACGTTCTTGTGGATGCCGTCATCTGCCATGGGCCTGGTCCTTTCGAAACACTTCGGGCGTGGGGGCTTGCAGGTGGGGTGGCCCGGCCAGCATCGATGCCGGCCGGGCCGTCAGAAGGGGGTGGGTCAGCGGACGCGGAGACCGCGGAGCACCGCGGCGGCCTTCGTGGCCTTCAACGCGACGGCGACGGGGCCCATCTCGCACTCACCGGTCTTCACCGCGCCGGCGCGGGTGAAGTCGGGAAGCCACGTGTTGAGCAGCGGCTGACCGGACACGGCGACACCGTGGAACCCGTCCATGCCGACACGCACCGCGTACAGGTCGGTGACCCCGCCGGTCGCGGCGACCTCGGCGACGACGACGTCTTCCTGGACGTCGCCGTCGGTGGCCTCCTGGTCGGCGACCGCGAGACCGACGGTCTTCCCGGCGAGGTTCCCGCCGAACGTGACCGTGTACGGGCCACCAGCCGAACCGGACACCGACACGTCGGAGGCGCCGACGTTCGACAGGGCGGTGATCGCGGTGTCGATCGTCGCCGCCGAGGCGTCCCAGGCGATGTCGCCGGTGACCTCGGCGTCGCCGTCGACGATGACCTGCAGCGTGTAGGTGCCGCCGTCGGTGCCGGCGGACTCGGTGACCGTGTAGATCGCCGAGTCGGGGTCGCTCTGGCCGATGATCGGCAGCGCGGAGCCGGCCTTGTCGCCGGCGTCGACGAGGAGCACGTTGCCGATGCGCTGGCGCATCACCGGGTTCCCGAACTCGTCGTTGAGCCCGGAGACGGGCGCTTCGACGTACTGGTTGGCGCGCCGGTAGATCGCCCGGATCTTGGCGCACACCGCCTGGTTCGCGATGGCGAGCGTCGGGGTGCCGTCGAGGAGCCCGAAGAACTCGTCGAGAAGGTCGAGGGCGGACATCGACACGTCGGAGGTGAGGGTGCCCCAGTCGCCGCGGGTGTCGGCGAACATCTCGGTGTCGGACCCGGTGAGGGCCTTGTCGAGCCCGTCGAACCCGTTGGCGTCGACGGCGGTGTCACCGTTGATGAGCTCGTCGGTGAACTTGGTGCGGGTCGCCTTGACGAGCTGCTGCAGCTGGAAGGAGACCTCGGCGCCGCGGGCGGTCTGGGCGAGGACCCGGTCGATCTCGAACGACCCGCCGAGCGGCTTGAGGTCGACCGTGTACCGGGCCTTCGTCGCGGCGGCCGGGGTGTACTCGCTGTTGATCTCGCGGAACGCGGCGGCGCGTTCGGTGACGACCCGGTGGTACCCGTAGGTCAGGGTCGAACCGCCGCCCATCGCCGACACCGTGTCGTGGAACACGAGCGAGTCGAGGATGGCGGACTGCTTGCGGAACTCATCGATGATGTTGGCATCGAGGTCGTCCTGGGTGTTGAGGGCTGCTTGGGCGAGAGTGACGGGCACTTGGGGCCTCCGTGGTGATGTCCGGTTCCCGTGGGTGCGGGAGGTTCCCCTGGCCTCGTGGGCCCCGTTTCACGCCCGTCGGCGGCCCGTGAGTAGCGGGCGGTTCCTCTGCCTTGCGGCCCGTGTTTCGTGTCCCGTCGGACAGTGCGGTTGGTCAGCTGGCGAGGCGTGCCGCGACGGCGTCCTCGATGGTCTTGGCGCGGCCCTTGTCGCCACCGCCGTTGTGGTCCCCGCCCGAACTCCCGGCACCCTTGCCGGTGGTCGGGATGAACGCTGCCTTGAACGTGGGTTTGGCGAGCGTGGCGTCGATGGCCTTCTTGATGGCCTTGGGGTCGGGTTCGCCGTCGTCGTCGACCTTGACGTCGCTGAGATCGACGACAGCGAGGAACTCGGTGACGACATCGGCACCGACACCGGCGGCGACGGCGGCGACCTTGGCGTCGGCCCGGATGGCGCGGGTGTTGGCCTTCTCGGTGGCTTCGGTGGCCTTCTTGTCGGCGTCAGCCTTCTCGGCCTTGAGCCGGTCGGCCTCGTCCATCTTGGCCCGCTCCGCGGCCTGCTTGGCGGCCGCTTCGGCGTCCTTGGTGGCCTTCGCCGCGGCGGCGGCGCGGGCTTCGCTGGCGATCCGGTCGACTTCGGCCTGCTGTTCCTTCGTGAACGTGACCTTCTCGGTCTTCGCTGCGCCGCCCTTGTCGTCCGCTCCGGTGCCGGCGGTGCCGCTTCCCTCGCCACCACCGGCACCCGAGCCCTGGTCGCCAGCGCCCGCGCCAGCGTCACCTGCGCCGCCCGCTCCCCCACCATCACCAGCACTGCCACCGTCACCGTTGGCCAGCATCATCCCGGCCAGCACGGCCAACGACGACAGCAGGCCCAGTTGGGCGAGGAGACCAGCGAACGGGTTGCGGAAGCGGCGGCGTGTCATGGCCGCCAGTATGAAACCCGAGTACGTCACAACGCCCGGCCCACCTGTTCCCGGGCCCGGAGACGCTTCAAGTCGTGCGCCGCGACATGCTCCCGTAGCGCCCGCTGCCAGTCCCGCACCTTGCCCGCGGCGATCCGCTCCGTAGCCGGGTCCATCGCGACGAGCTGCCGGCGTTTCCACTGCCGCACCATGCGCTCGAGGTACCGCTGCTGTTGCCGGGCGGCGTCGCCTTCCGGGTCGGCGGTGTGGGTCATCGGGCGGGTGAGCCCCTCGACGTACGCGCCGAGCTGGTGCCGGCAGTTGGCGTGTAGGAGCCCGGCGGTACGGGCGGTTGCGACGGAGGCGACGACGCGGCGCCCGTCGGAGAGCCGCTCCCCTACCCGCACGCCGGAGATCGACAGGATGCGGCCCTCCCAGGGCCGGCACTTCGAGCATTCCTGCGGGGCGTCCGACACGATGACGAGGTCGCGGCCGTTCGCTTCGAACCGGTCGAGGGTCCCGGCGACCTGGGCGCGGCCCGCGCCGGTGCGGGTGGCCATCTCGACATAGGAGTCGAGTTGCCAGTTGCGGCCGGACCGGTCAACGAACCCGGTGATGCCCTGGTTGGCGAACCGGTCGAGGGCGGCTTGGGCGGCTTGCCGGCGGGTCATGGTGCCGGTGAGGACGCCGGGCAGGGACGCTTCGGTGATGGTCCGCTGGTAGATGTCGAGGGCGCTGCGGGCGATCTGGCCGTGTGTCGAGGTGATCCCGGCGATGGTTTCGCGGAGGAGCGCGGCGAGCGGCCGGTTGCCGGGTTCGGTGGCGACGGGCGTGATGCCGGTGGCGGCGAGCTCGCGGTCGGCGTGGAGGCCGCCGAGCTGGTAGGCGTGGGCGAGCGCGGCTTCGACGGTGGCGGGGGCGTGCGAGTCGAGGCCGGTGACGATGGCCTGGATCTGGTTGCGGAGCGCAACTTGCTCGGCGAGTTTCCGTTCGGGCCAGCCGGGTTGGTCGATGCCGTCGGCGAGGCGGCGGGCGATGATGGTGAGGAGCCGTTCGACGGTGCGGGTGTAGATGTCGAGGGTGGCCTTGGCGAGCTCGGCGGCGAGCTCGGGGTCAGCCTGGGCCGGCATCGGAACGTGCTCCGGTCACCGAGTGGTCGAGCTGTCCGCAGCAGTCATCAGGGAGCTGCGCGCCGTCCTCGTGCTCGACGATCGATGTCACGAAGCCGTCGCGCCGGATGAGCGCCCCAACGGGCCACGTCGGGAACGGCTTGTCGGCATCCTCGGTCGGGACCATGACGTTGCGCAGGTCCTCATCGATGAGCACCGCGCCGCACCAGCTGCAGCGCTGTCGAAGCTGCGTACCGACCTGGACGTCGACGCCAGCGATGTGTGTGATCGTCATCAGGGCCGCCCGGTGATGTTGCGAGAGCGGCGGACGCGGTCGATGACAGCGTTCCACTGGTGGGCGCGGCGGCGGGCGGCCCGGGCGGTCCAGCAGGTACGGGCAAGGATCGGCGCCCGGGTTCCATCGAAGGCGCGATAGATGCGGCGGCCCCTGGTGAAGTAGGCGGCCGTGGTCATCAGCCGGGCGCCTGCACTTCGAGGCAGTGCGGCGGAAGCCCACCCCACGTCGACAGCCAGATCGTCCCACCCTGCGCCAGCTGAGCCAGTTCGATCGCGTTGGGCTTCCACGGCACCCGCACCACCTCGGCGTCGGGGTCGGCGTCGGAACATGTGACGATCGCTCGGGCCGGCGCGCAGTCGGGCATCGTCGGTGGCTCCATGAACACGACGGGTCGTGGCCGCAGGTGCGCCCAGTACTCGATGTGTGCGTCGGTGAACTCGGTGAGGATCTGCACGGTGCGGCTCCGTGGGTCAGCCCCGGCCGGTGCCGGGTTCGTGGTTGGGCAACGTCGAGTCGTGGAGGATGCGGGCCCACTCGTCGAGGCCGGCGAGGTGGGCGAGTTCGGAGAGGGGGTGGCCGATCAGGTTGTGCACGGTGAACGCGTCGACACGGTGGACGATCGGGAGTCTCACGACGCGATCGCTTCCTGCTGGGCGCGCCGCCACCCGATCGGGTGACCGATGTGCCAGCAATGCCCGCCCCGCACACAGTGGTACGCGTAGATCGGCTCCCCCGTCGCCTTCGACTCGTGCACCGCCCGCGCCTTCGCCAACTTCCGCGACGAGTACGCGAGCTTCCCGCACCGGCACCGCCCCATCCGAGTGACCTTCGTGCGCCGCACCTTCCCGCCCTCGAGCACCACAGCGCGGGGCCTCACGCTGCGCTCCCCTGGCCCTGGCCGCCGTCGCCCTGCTGCTGGCCGCCCTGCTGGCCCTGGTCGCCCTGCTGGTCGAACAGGCCCCCCGTCGGATCCGGCACCGACACCGACGTCTCGTCCTTGATCCGTGCCACCTCAGCCTGCACCTCAGCCTGATCCCACTCCGGGTTCAGCATCCGCACCCGGGTCTCGATCGACGCCGCCTGAGCCGAAGCGATCGCCGCCAACGCCGACGCGGTCTCGGTGAGGCTCGCACCGGCCGTGTCACCGAAGTCGAGGCGCGGCCGAAACGGCTCCACCCCCGAGCCGAAGATCTCGCGGTCGATCACCAGCAACTGCAGCCCGATGTCGGAGACCGCCTGCTCCCAGTAGCGTTGCTTCTTCCCGGTCGTGGTCATCGACTGGTCCTTGCGGGCCCGGACCTC